CTATTTTTGGGCACTTCTGATACACCTATTATTTTAGGATAAATAGTCAATGGGTGCTGTATTTAAAGTAGCAAGATTGGGAGATCCCAGCGACCACGGCGGAGTCATTATTTCTTCTGCTTTTGTGACAAATGCAGAAGGACAGCTTGTTGCTAGAGTGGGTGATCTGCATTCATGTCCTATTCCGGGTCATGGAGTGACTGCTATAGTAACGGGTGCTAGTAGATTCTCTTGTGAGGGGAATTTAGTTGCATTGGACACGAGCCTATGTGGTTGTGGAGCATCGATAATTGCAACAGCTTCTGTGACTGGGGCTTCAAAGTAAGGTATTAAAATGGGAAAGACATACGTACAAGGTGAGGTATTAAACGCAGCAGATCTTAATGCTAGTTTTTTAGAATTAAAAACACTACCCATCAATACACAAACTGCTACATATACTCTTGTGCTTGCTGATCTTGGAACTGTAATAAGTGCTACAGGATCAGTAGACATTCCGGCCAGCGTATTTGCATCTGGCGGCACAGTATCGATATTTAATAATAGCACAGGAGTTATTAATATTGTTCAGGCGTCAGGATTGACATTATATAATGCATCCACTGGTGTTGCTGGTAGTTTCACTTTAAATAGCAGGGGAATATGTTCTGTTATTTTTGTCAGTCCTACTGTGGCTGTATTGACAGGTGTGGGTGTAAGCGTTACTGCATCCGGCACACTTCAAGGACCAGTAGGTCCGGCAGGATCTTTCGCAACAATATCTGCAGGATCTGCTGCAGCACCATCAATTGCACCTTCAACTGACACCAACACTGGTATGTTCTTCCCTGCGGCTGATACCATTGCCTTTGCCGAGGGCGGTACTGAGGCTATGCGTATTAACTCGTCTGGCAATGTCGGGATTGGGACGACATCACCAAGCGGTAAACTCCATGTAGCGGGTGAAATTACTCTTGGTGCTGTGGGTGGTGAAGGTGGACAGGCCACATTCCACAACCCAGACGCATCAACTGGGTTGGTTATTGATGTAAGCACAGCAAATAATGGTCGTATCTTTAACACAATAGATAATTTTAACTTACAAATGGGTCAATTTGGCGGCACTGGCGGTAGTATCGAGTTTTACACCAATAGTGCTGAACGTCTCCGCATAGCATCAGCAGGGCAAATCGGCATTGGTGGTGCCAACTACGGAACATCGGGTCAGGTATTAACGTCCGGTGGTGCGTCAGCGGCTCCATCTTGGACTACAGGACCAGTACTTGGCACGGGCGTAGCAACATTCCTTGCAACACCGACTTACTCCAATCTATCCACTGCTGTTACAGGTGATACAGTAGTCGGTGCTGCTGCAACACAGACGCTTACTAATAAGACATTAACTAATCCAAGTATTAATGCCTTTACTGAAGGAGTTACAGCTATCGGCACAGTAACTACTACAAGTACTTTATCCTTGGCTAGTGGAACTGTTCTAACAGCTACTTTGACTGCATCAACAGCTTGTACATTTACAATGCCTACGGCTACTGCGGGTAAATCTTTTGTGTTGCTCTTAAAACAGGCCGCTACAACAGGTAGCGGTACAGCAACCTTTACTTCTGTGAAATGGAGTTCTTCTGGCGCACCAACAATAACTGCAACTGCTGGTAAAATGGATATTCTTTCATTTATTAGTGATGGAACAAACTGGTATGGCTCAGTTGTACAGGGGTTTACTCCATAATGTTTGCAGCTAGAAACTCTTTTTTAACTGGAACTGGAACTGCTTTTGTCGCTGCTCCGGGTTCTCAATCATACACAACGGCTGGAACCTATGATTTTATAGTCCCTGCTGGAGTAACCTCTGTTTCTGTCGTTTGCGTTGGCGGTGGAGGCGGCGGTGGTGGGTTTAGCGGGAGTGAAACCGGACCAGTAACTAGAAGAGGGAGCGGGGCTGGCGGTGGTTTAGCTTACAAAAACAACATAACGGTTACTCCGGGGGCGACAATATCCGTAGTTGTTGGAGTAGGAGGAACGTCTGGCGGGACAGGGACAGGACACCAAGCTGGTGCTACAGCGACCAATGGCGGAACTGGCGGGACAAGTTATTTTAGCTCGGCGGCAACTGTTGCGGCAACAGGCGGGGCTGGCGGAACAACTTCACTAACAAGACCTACTGCGGGTGCGCCTTCTGGTGCTTACACAGGCGGAGGTTCCGGCGGCGCAGGAAGCACATATATAGGAGGGGCAAATTTTGGTGGTGGCGGCGGCGCGGGGGGATACGCTGGAACTGGCGGACAAGCTAGTTCTGGTGATGGAACGGCTGGAACTGGTGGGGCTGCTGGTGGGGGTAGTGGGAACGGAGCAAACCCAGAACAAGCTGTCGGTGGCGGCGGTGTTGGCATTCTCGGTCAAGGAACAAGCGGAGGAACTTCTCCAAGTTCTCCGGAATATCAAAGTAAAGCTGGTTCAGGGGGAACAAACGCTTTGAGAGTCACCCCTCCTGTCGGAGGAGCATACGGCGGTGGAGGCGGCAACGGTGGCGTTGAAGATGTAGGGTCTTGTGGTTTTGCTGCGTATTATTGGCCATCGGGGATAGGTGGCGTCGGAGCCGTCAGGATAGTATGGCCTGGAACAACAAGAACATTCCCGTCAACAGATGTAGGATCACCATAATGGGTTTTTATATTGAAGTTGACAGTGAAGGTAGCTGCATAAACCATCCGTTTGATGAAAACAATTTGATCCAAGTTTTTGGGTCAATACCATCAAAGTATGAACCGTTTGTGCGTGTCGAGCAAAACGTTTTTCCTGATCTTTTTGAAGTAATAAACGAAGTCCAGTACCTAAAAGTTGAAGATGTATGGACAGATGTTTGGACAAAAAGAGAAATGAACATTGAAGAGAGGTTTGCAAAAAACCTTGAAATTGAAAATGATTTTTCAATCACTGTAAACGATGCTAAAATAACCGCAGAACAAAGTCGTGATAATTCTTCTAATGATGAGCAAAAAAGATTATGGCAAGTTTACATAGATGAGTTACAGAGTTGGGTGTATGTGGATTACACTGGTAGCAATCTTCCAAAACCTTTAAAGCTTGATTCAGAGGGTAATATAATGTCCTTACAGGCGGCAGGAACATCACCAAATGTTGATTGAAAAACCAATAAAATACGGTGATCTAGCTGGAGTAATTATCGACTTTGAAAAAGCCGGTGATATTCTTCCTAAGCACGTCCATGATGAAACGAACGTACACATCACCATTGTGTGCCGTGGGCAGTTGAAATCGTATTCACACGATTGGGAAATTATAACTGAAGCTGGCGGTGTCATTGATTTTAGACCTAACGAGCCTCACGAATTGATGGCTTTGGAAGATAATACCAGAATTATTAATATTATTAAAAATACATCTGTAGGAGCATTAGAATGACCATAACCATAAACGGCTCTACAGGTATCGCTGGTGTTACTGGTTCTGTTGCTACTCCGGAAGTGATAATGCTGTGAGCACAATACATGTCAATCTTTAACCTCCTTGCTGGATATAATTATGATATAAGGTCTGCAATTCAGGGCCTTGTGAGCGTCATTGGTGGCGGGGGCGGAGGCGGTGCCAGCACCGGAACTATAGTTACTACACCTGCAGGAACGCAGATCTTTAATTCAAGATCATTGGTGGGCACTGCGTCAGGTTCACAATCGTTGATTGAAGTGACATATTACCTGTGGGGTGCGTTTATGAAAACATATGCTGTTTGGATTCCAGGCGGCGGTGGAAATAGCCAATCCATTGATCTTAACATCACAGTGAATTTTCCAGGAACAGGATTATATAGATTTGCATACGGAGGCGATGATACTGGCACGATACAAATAGATGGTGTCACGGTTATAACTGGCGGTGGCAATATTTTTAATGCTACCGGCGCATTATATGATATCAATGTCACTGAAGGAAATCGTGTTCTAAGATGTAGCGTTCGTGATACTGGCGGACCCCCGTCAGGATTTGCTCTGACTATTACCAGTCTCAGTGCTTTTTCTAAAGCTCCTGGTGGTGGCGGCGGCGGTGGCGGCCAAGTGGTGACTGGTTCTCCCGCGATAACGCCAGCAGTTACCTATAATATAGTGATAGGTTCGGGTGGTGCGGCTTCGACATCAGGCACTGCTGGTGGTTCTGGAAGCAGCAGTTCTTTATCTGGCAGTGATATCACTACAATCACTGCTCTTGGCGGTGGTGGCGGAGGAGCTTCGACCACAGTACGAGGAGGTAACGGAGGAGCATCCGGAGGTTCTTTATTTGCTGGCGGAACAGGAAGCTCTACCGGTGCATTATATGGCGGAGGAGGTGGGGGATCCGCCGGTGCAGGCGTTGTTGGTACTAGTTCATCTCAACCAGCTGGAGGTAGCGGAACCACACCCAGTTATTCCGTCAATACACTGGGTGCAGGCGGCGCAGGCGGTCGGGGTGACGGAGGATCACAAGTAAATGGTACTGCAAATCGAGGTATAGGTGGTCAGGGTGGCGGCGTCGGTTACAACGGAGGAGCAGGCGGTTCCGGCACAGTATTGATATCGACTACTCCATCATATTTCCTTTCATATACAGCAGCTGTTCCAAGCGCTGTAGCTAAAACAACATATTCTTCCCGAGATGTATACACATTTACTGCTAGCACATCCATCATATTTTCTTCTACAATCGTATTAACAGGATTTGCTGTAACTCCTTCTACTATTACGTTTGGTGCTGCTGCTCCCACGATCACTGTTCCTAGTTCTAATTATCCGGCAGGAACAGTTGCATATACCAGCAGCAATCCAGCAGTAGCAACAATCAACCAAACAACCGGAGCAATTACTGTTGTTGGTGGCGGTACTACTTCATTAGCTGCATCGATGACAGCAGAAAGCCCTTATGTTAGCAGTTCCGTATCTAGTACGCTGAATGTTAACAAATATAGCTCTCATGCTGTAACTTTATCTTTAAGTGCAACATCAATAACTCTGGGTGCATCTATAACTATCAATTCTTCTATCACCGGACAGATTTCTCCTGCACCTTCTGGTAATATATCAATCAAGAGCAATGGAGCTCAGATAGGAACGATTGCTGCATCTGCTGGCGGTTCCATATCTTATGCACCCGCTAGCGGTAGCAATTTTACGATAGCAGCGGAATATGCAGGCGATACAAGATATTCAAATAAAACATCTGCTAGCCAGACACTAACTGCGGCTCCGCCAGCAGCTTTACCTAATCATCAATTATTCACAACACCAGGGACATTTAGTTGGACTGCCCCGGCTAGCGTAACTTCTGTCTGCGTAGTATGCGTGGGCGGTGGCGGTGGCGGTGGAACTGCCGGAGGAGGAGGTAACGGTGGGTCTGGTGGTGGTTTAGGCTGGAAAAATAATATAGCAGTAACTCCCGGCACTGCGTATACAGTCGTTGTTGGAGCAGGTGGAGCCGTAAAAGGCAATGGTGGAGATAGTTATTTTATATCTTTAGCCACAGTAAGCGGTCGAAAAGGTGTTCCGGGTGGTGCAGGAAATGGTAGCTCTCCAACAGACAGGCGTGCAAATGCTGGGGGAACATATACTGGCGACGGTGGCGGGAACGGCGGCGGTGGCGGCTGGGCCAATGACGGTGCAAGAGGCGGCGGTGGCGGCGGCGGCGCTGGTGGTTATTCTGGCAACGGCGGCGGCGGCGGCAACTACACTGGGGCAGGAACAACAAGCGGTGCAGATGGCGGCGGCGGTGGTGGTTATGGCGGGTCTGCTGGTACAAAAAACAACGTTGGCGGAGGCGGCGGAGGCGGTGGAGTTGGTATATTAGGGCAAGGTGCTAACGGGTCTGCAGCCTCAGAGGCTCGACAAGGTGGCTTTGGTGGTTCGGATGGTGCGAATGGTGGGACAGGAACTACTTCCAATGCTGGTGTTGGTGGGTTATACGGCGGCGGTGGTGGTGGCGGCAACGGCGGCGGCGGCAATGGTGGTCCCGGCGGTGCTGGTGCAGTCAGAATACTCTGGGGTGCAGGTCGCGCTTTCCCGTCCACCAAGGTAAGCAGTGAAACTAAATGACATCATCGTACATTCAAAACACATAAATATCTAAAAAGGGATATTAAAAAATGGCTATTAGTTCCAGAGACGATTTTAAAGAGTATTGCTTGCGCAAACTAGGCAAACCCGTGATCGAGATCAACGTGGATGATGATCAGGTGGAAGATCGGGTGGAAGAGGCGCTAAAATACTACTGGGACTATCACTTTGATGGCACAGAGAAAGTATTCTATAAGAAACAAATTACAGCAGAAGACATCGCAAACAAATACATCACGCTACCGCAGAACATCATAGGTGCAGTTAGCATATTTGATATCGGTGATTTTATTGCAGTTAACAACATTTTTAATATCAGGTATCAGATAGCTCTCAATGATCTGTATACTCTGACCTATCAGTCCATGGTGCCGTACTACATGGCGTTCCAACATATCCAGCTGTTGGAGCAGCTGCTTGTGGGGAAACAACCCATTCGTTATAACAGGAATACCAACAAGCTGTTTGTTGATACCGATTGGAATAAATTAACAGCAGGATATTTTCTTGTCGTAGAAGCATATTCTATCGTGGATCCTGCAGATTATACAGATGTATGGAATGACAGATGGCTGCAGAGATATGCTACAGAATTGATCAAGAAACAATGGGGTTCCAACCTAACAAAGTTTGTGGGAATGCAATTGCCCGGCGGCATCACGTTCAATGGTGAGAAGATATATAACGATGCTCACGAAGCGCTCGAGAAACTAGAAGCAGAGATGATCACAAGCTATTCACTCCCAGTCACTGATATGATCGGCTAGCGCACCCATGGCTACGAACTTTTATTTTCAGAATTTCTCTTCGTCAGGTGAACAGAACCTGATAGAAAATCTTGTGATAGAATCGATCAAGATACACGGGATCGATAACTATTACATCCCGAGAAAGATCATCAATAGGGATAATGCCTTCAGAGAACAGGAATTCTCTGAGTATGGCGAAGCGATCCAGGTTGAGATGTATATCAGGAACGTAGACGGGTTTGAAGGGGATGGAGAATTCCTTTCCAAGTTTGGTGTAGAGGTAAGAGATCAGATAACATTCTCAGTCGCTCTGAGGGTATTCGAGAACGAAGTAGGCTCGGTGCTCAGGAGAGATAGGCCGACAGAAAGCGATCTGGTATTTTTTCCTTTCACCAAAGCCTTGTATACTATCAAGTATGTCAACAAGAAACCCATCTTTTATCAGATGGGCGCTCTGCAGATGTATGATATTGTCTGCGAACTGTTCGAATACTCCAACGAGATATTCAACACAGGCATCGATCTCATAGACAAGACATACAATGCCTTCCTGACTACTTCCGATCCTTTTATCATGCTGTCCGAAGGTTCATTGCAGATAACTGATGAAGCTGGATTTCATATCATCAAGGAAGAATATGATATTGACATCCTGGATGAGACATCACAGAATAGCATGTTTGAAACAGAGGCGTTAGATTTTCTTGATTTTACTGAGAGAGATCCTTTCAGCGAGAGCGATAGGAGAGCATAATGATAGGCAGTTCTCCTTTTTATAATTCATTGTTCAAGAAATATGTGATCACGTTTGGCACGCTGTTCAATAACATCAAGATCGAACGAAAGAATGCCACGGGCGGACTCGAGCAGACGTTCAAGGTTCCTATCGCATACGGACCCAGAGAAAAGTTCCTTGCTCGTATCGAAGACAATCCTGATGCAGTTGCATTGACTGCTATCAAGCTGCCCAGAATGGCTTTTGAGATATCTTCTATCAATTATGCGCCAGATCGCAAGCTGCAGACGATCAACAAGATCGCATCCAG